GAGTTTGGTGCGACAATAGAAGCATTTACGTATCCGGAAGAGTTTGGTCAGTGCGACGGTACAGCTGCCCCTTCCGATGGTGTTCTTCTCGGTCAGCAGGGTCGAAAGACTTTCGGTCTCTCTTATCGAACTCGTCTTGGTAACGATCTCAGTGGTACAGATTTTGGTTATAAGCTTCATCTGATCTATGGTGCTCTGGCAGCTCCTTCGGAGAAGGCTTATGCGACGATCAATGACTCTCCTGAGGCCATTACCTTTAGCTGGGAGGTTGCCACGACTCCGGTATTAGTCGCTGGTTACAAGCCGACGTCTCTTATCGTGGTCGATTCGTCGGTGGTCGGTGCTACTGAGCTGGCCGATCTTGAAGAGATTCTTTATGGAGCCGAGGGAGTCGATCCTCGTCTGCCTCTCCCGGATGAGGTCATTAGTCTCTTCGCCGGCGCTATCACTGTAGTTCGCCTGGTTGGAGCCAACGCACCGACCTATGACAGTGGCACTCATGTTGTCACTCTCCCGAACGTCACTGGTGTGGACTGGTTCATCAACGGTGTGTCGGCGTCTCCTGGTGCTCAGCCGGCTATGGATGTTGGTGAATCTTCGTATGTCACGGCTGTTGCTGAGGACACTTACAAGATTGAGGGCGACGACGACTGGGTCTTCGATTATTAGACCTTGTTTTTGATAGGAGACTAGAGAATGCTCACTATTGTGATTCCTGGTACTGAAATGTTTGATGAGACAAAGCAAGAATTCTTTACAGAAGGCGATATAACTTTAGAGTTAGAGCATTCTCTAGTTTCACTGTCAAAATGGGAGTCAATGTATGAGAAACCTTTTTTAGGTAAGAACGAGAAGACAACGCAAGAAGTTCTTGACTATGTAAAATTTATGACATTAACTCCTAATATTGCTCCGGAGGTTTACCAGAATCTCTCCGAAGAGAATTTTAAGGCTATTGATAAATATATTGAAGCTAAGATGACAGCAACCTGGTTCAGCGACCCTCCAGGTGCACCGGCTAGTAGAGATGTTATTACTGCCGAACTTGTTTATTACTGGATGATTGCTTTTCAAATTCCATTTGAGTGTCAATACTGGCATCTCAATCGTTTATTTACCTTAATTCGAGTTTGCAATATCAAACAAGCAAAGCCAAAGAAAATGAGTAGAGCTGAAATGGCTGCTCGAAATCGAGAGCTCAATGCTCAACGAAGAGCACAATTAGGGACAAGTGGATAGAAAGGGGGTGACATGGCGAGAATTGAATGGGATAAGATCAACGAACGAACTTATCAAAACGGTCTAGATCGTGGAGTTCTTTATTCTCAAGATGGTTCGGCAGTTCCTTGGAATGGTCTTGTTGCTATGGAGGAATCATCCGTTTCTGAATTAAAGGCTTATTATTTGGATGGTGTAAAATTTTTGGAAAATTTGGCTCCGGGGGAATTTCAAGGAAAGTTAAAAGCTATTACGTATCCTGACGAATTTGATCAAGTAACAGGTCTCGCTATTGTTGCTCCAGGCCTTATCGTTACGGAACAACAACCAAAAAGTTTTAATTTATCTTATCGAACATTGGTAGGTAACCCTATTGAAGGTACTGATTATGGATATAAAATTCATATTCTTTATAATCTTCTTGCTAATCCTGATACTCGAACCTATCAAACATTAGCTGGTGCAGATCAGCCGATGGAATTTGTTTGGAATCTTACTGGAACTCCACCCAAGATCAATAAATTTAGACCTACTGTTCATTTAGTTATTGATTCACGAACAACACCCGTTGATATTATGGCTTTACTTGAAGATCGGTTATATGGATCCGAGACAATGCCTCCGAATCTTCCAACGATTACAGAAGTTGGAGAATATTTCGGATATTTGGGTGCTCTTATCGTTATCGATAATGGTGATGGAACTTGGACAGCACTCGACGAGTCCGATACTTATATTACTATGACTAATGATACTACTTTTGAGATAATAGGCGTAGATGCTGTTTATTTGGATTCGGATACATACACTATTTCATCCACAAATGTTGGTGGTGGATTTTAAGGAGGTGAAATGACGACTGTTACCGGTCTTACTGCTGAAAGAATGTTGGAAATTGAGGGTGCTACGGTTGTTTCAGGATATATTGATACCAACAATCATCTAATTCTTACAAAATTTGATGGTACGACAATCGATGCTGGCGAGCTCCCTCCTGGCCCAGAAGGTCCACAGGGTCCGCCTGGAGTAGCTTCAATTCCAGGAGAAATCAAGGCTTGGCCAGACACGACTCTTCCTGTACAAGCAACATATGGCAAATGGGTCTGGGCTGATGGTGCGGTATATTCAGCGGCAACATATCCAATAGCAGCAGGTCATATTCATGTAAACTGGAGAACAGCACACGGGCTCTCAGATCCTGGTGTTGGCAATTTTCGAGTTCCAGATCTTCGAGGATTGACTTTAGTTGGTTTGGATCAGATGCCCGATGGTCTTCGTGCAAATCGTATGACGCGATCGGTTGCTATTACCATTGCTGCAAAAACAGGCGAAGAAACTCATATAGTCACAGTTAACGAGATGCCAGCTCATGGACATACAATTAACGACCCAGGACATACTCATAGTGGTGCAGGTATTGCCGGTGCATATGACCCAAACTATACTGGCGTGCCAGAGGATACAGGTCCAGCTGCTGGAGCAATTCAAACATCTCTTACAGGAATTACAATAAATAACGCGGGTGGTGGAGCTGGACACGAAAATGTTCAGCCTACCGTGTTTATTCCTTATATTGTCCGACTGGATGGTTAGTCATGAGGTTAGAACTCTCGGGAAGCTTTATTCATCCTGAACCTGTGGTTCTTACCTATATTAATAATGACACTTTCAATACACTCTCATATATTAATTTAGGTTTTACGCATTTCGAAGTGATTTGTATTGGTGGTGGAGGAGGAATGGGGGGAGGTATTGATACCAACAACACTGGTACCCTAATTAGAAATTTCGGTGGAGCTGGCGGTGGAGGAGGATTCCATCGAGTTCGCGGATTACTATCTGCTCTGCCTGATAGTTGTTCAGTTGTTGTTGGAGCCGCTGGTGATGCAGGAACAGAAGATGTGAGCAATCCGGCTCTTACTACTGATGGGGAAGATGGAGGAGCTTCGATATTTAATATGACCACATGTCGAGCTTCAGGTGGTAAGGGCGGTAAAAGAGCTCAATCAAATTCCGAGACGGTTTCTACACAAGCTGATGGTGGAGAAGGTGGAACTGGTAATCAAACTACTGCCGGAGGTGGAGCTGCTGGAGGTATATTTGGAACTCTTGATCCTCCAAACCCAGGCACTCCTAGTACAGCAGGATCTGATGGAGAGCTAATTTTCGGATATCATGGTATTATCGGTAAAGGTGGAGGCGGAGGAGCGGGTGGTATTGGTAAATATGTAGGAACTTTATTATTAGCTGCTTCTGCCGGAGGACGTGGATCATATAATCCTGGAGATTTATCGGTATATGGTCGAGGATATCTACCATCCGATGATATTGATAGTGATGTCGATGGTATTATTCCTGGTGGTGCAGGTGGAGCCAAAGCAACGCCCTTAAACGAGATGCCTTATGTATACGGCTCAAGTCAATTTAGTCATATTGTACAGTCGGCTCCATATGTTGCGCAGTCTGGAATCGTTATAATTCGACTCACAGTAGAATAATCATGATTAAATTTACCGAAAAAGGTTCTTTTAAAAATACAGAACGATATTTGAATCGATTAAAGCAAGCGCAACTTTTGTCTATCTTAACAAAATATGGTTCTCTTGGTGTTGCTGCTCTTTCAAACGCTACACCAGTAGAATCAGGTGAGACTGCTGCGTCATGGACATACTCGATCGTCCAACGACCTGGATATTACTCAATTCGTTGGCATAATAGTCATACTAACAAGGGCGTTCCAATCGCAGTTTTGCTCCAGTACGGTCATGGTACAGGTACTGGAGGATATGTGCAAGGACGAGATTATATTAATCCTGCTGTTCGGCCTATATTTGACCAAATGGCAAACGAGGCATGGAAGGAGGTGACTAGGATTTAATGGCGACTATTGACGACAAAGTCGTAGCGATGAGTTTCGAGTCGAGTAAATTTGAATCGGGCGTTAATAGTGCAGTTACTGCACTCGACAAACTGAAAGCATCGTTAAAACTTCCAGAAGCTGGTAAAGGTCTGGAAGATGTTGGAAATGCAGCAAAAAGATTAGATCTTAGTCACATCGGCCGTGGTATTGATACCCTCGTTCAGAAACTTAACTATTTCTCGGTCGCCGCTCTTGCGATATTTGCCAATGTTGCGATGAAGGCTGTTCAAGCTGGCGCTCAGATGATAAAAGCGCTTACGATCGAGCCAATTCTCGGTGGTTATAGAGAATATGCAATAAATCTAAACTCGATTCAGACCATTTTATCAAATACTCAAGCTGCTGGGACAACGCTCAAAGATGTCAATGCGGCTTTGAAGGAATTGAACGAGTACTCGGATAAGACGATTTATAACTTTGCCGAGATGGCTCGAAATATTGGTACGTTCACGGCTGCCGGCGTTGAGTTACAAACAGCAACTGACGCGATCAAGGGTATAGCAAACCTTGCTGCGCTTTCCGGCTCGAATTCTCAGCAGGCTGCTACAGCAATGTATCAGCTTTCACAGGCTATTTCTGCTGGATCTGTGAAACTGCAGGATTGGAACTCGGTCGTCAATGCGGGAATGGGTGGTACGGTCTTTCAGAGGGCTCTTGCAGAAACTGCTGTAGCTATGGGAACCCTAGAAGAGGGTGCTCTCAAGCTTACGGGTCCAATGAAGAACGTTTCGATTCATGGTCAAGCTTTCCGTGCTTCGCTTGCAGCTAAACCTGGCGAGAAAATATGGCTGACGTCTGACGTCCTGACAACTACTCTTAAGCAGTTTACGGGCGATATGACTGCTGCT